ATATTTTGGAATATCCATTGATGAAAATGAACCATATACCGGTAAAGAATAGAACACATTATTCAGTTACATCTGTTATGGTTTATAATAAAAATTGTAAACAATTCCTCAAAGAATACGACTGGTTAAACGAGTTTGCATTTAATTTGGATCTTGAAGAAATTAAGTTTTACTATCCATTTAGTGATGAGACAACTATGAATGTTTTATTGTGGAAATACAAGTACGATAAAAGATTACCATTTTTACAGATGAACATTGATGATATTAATAATGTTAAAGAATATTATGAATCAAACTATGAGAATGAAAAAGAGGTGACATCTTATGTTAGAGTTCCTAGTAAAGAAAAGAGAAGAGACATATTATTTTTCCATGGGGCTAAAGGTGAGTTGTCAAATGAAATTGTAACATTACAAAATAATGTTTTTAACTCAAGAATAGATTTAGATGAAAATAGATATTACATTTCAAGTAATATAGATTTTGATAGAGAGTTAAGTATTATTTTTTACGATGGTGATAATTTTATATATTCTTCAGTAAGTCACATAAAAAAAGGTTTTGAATATTGGTTTTCACCTGGTAGACACCTAAATACGGTAAATGACTTAAATGTTAAAATTTACGATGGTTATAGATTGATATATAAAAAAGTGTAAAATAAATTAGATTGGTACTGATAATATTTGTATATTTGTAAAATATTATTTATAGAAATACAAACATGATTAACAATATTGAACTTATAAAACCATTACTTAACTTCACTGACGATGGTGATTTCTATATGTTGTATGTATTCAAACGTAAGAAAGATCAACCTGAAGGTGAGAGAGACAACCACCAATCAGTTCGTACCATCAAAACTTATTGTGTTGATTCTATTGAATACTTGGAGAAACGATATGATGAGATTAAACAACTTTGTGAGATGTTTAAGGCTCGTGCATACATTCACGTTCAGAAACAAAACCATAAGGATGTTTCATTGGAGATGATGATGTCCTTGGCTGAAAGAATTAAAAACGGACAACACATTCAGAAAGGTTTGTTTGACTCAGTTGTTGGACAAATAAAGACCAACGAGAAGAGGTGGATTGTTGATGTTGATAGTAAGGACAACAAAGAGTTATTAAAGGTTAAACTTGCAATTGACAGTTGTGCTCCTTTTGGGAAAGATAAAATCATAAGTGAAATCCCTACCAAAAACGGATATCATTTGATTACCGATAGATTTGATGTCTTGCAGTTTAGTAATGTATATCCTGATATAGATATTGTAAAAAAAAACCCAACATTATTATATTATCCTAAATCATTATAATTTATAACATTTAAATTTTTCTTTTGGATGTCGTAATATATTTATAAGATATGTATCATTATGTTTATAAATTAGAATTACCGAAAACAAAAGAATTTTATTTTGGTAGTAGAACATCTAAAGTTGAACCAACTAAAGATGTTTATTATATGGGGTCTATGAGGTCTTGGAAAACAGATAAAAAAAAATTAATTAAAACTATTATTAAATGTGATTTTATTAATAGAGAAGATTGTATTAGATATGAACGAGAGTTAATCATTGAACATATTTCCGATAAATTAAACAGGAATGCCCATATTCCTGATGTTGGTTTTAAAACTGTTGGTTTGGGACAATATATGGGTGAAAATGGTAAAGTTTATAGAGTACCAAAAGATGATGAGTTAGTTTTGAATGGGACATTAAAACCATTTTGGTACGGTAGGAAACATAATGAAGAGTCAAAAAAGAAAATGAGTCAATCAGCTCTTGGTAAAAAAATTACCGATGAAACAAAAAAGAAGATGAGTGAATTTTGGAAGGGTAAATTAAAGACCTCCGAAACAAAAACTAAAATGAGTGAATCCGCAAAGGGTAAAAATAATAATTATAAAAGATATTTAGAACGAACCGGATTACCTCACGCTAAATCTAAACCTGTTTTACAATTTTCATTAGACAATGAATTTATTAAAGAATGGACGAATGCTTTAATTGCTTCAAAAGAATTAGAATTATCTTACAAAGCAATAAATAATTGTTTAAGGAAAGGATATAAAAAGTCACAAGGTTTTATTTGGAAATACAAATAATTTTTAGTATCTTTAAGAAATATAAATAAGTTTTATATTACCCAAATACATTAGAAAATGGATTATAAAAAAATAAAAAGAAAAGAATGTTTATTTGAGATCATTAATGATGTCACAAATGGCATGGACATATACAACCATAATGGATCTTTTTGGTTAATTAATACCGAAGAATTAAAATGGATGGTTGAATTTACTAAAGAAAAAACATTGTGGTATAACTACAATTTATTTAAATCTTTATTTAAGGGAATATCTTTAGATCTTATGGAAAATCAAGAATATATAACCGAATGGTTTGAGTCAAGATTTCTTAAACCTGAGGTGGTTGAAGATACCATTCAAAATGGGGTGAGACACACCAGCATAACAAATGCTAATGCTGAGAAAAGAGTTGAAGATACCATTCAAAATGGGGTGAAACACACCGAAGAAAGTAATCCGTGGATGTGCATGGGTGTTGAAGATACCATTCAAAATGGGGTGAAACACACCAATAAAGCGATTATCCGTATTAATAGTGTAGTTGAAGATACCATTCAAAATGGGGTAAAACACACCAATCGTACGTTGGAACCATTGAGCATTATAGTTGAAGACACCATTCAAAATGGGGTTAGATACACCTCTACTTACTATTCTGAACAACCCGATTCAGTTGAAGATACCATTCAAAATGGGGTGAAACTCACCTCAGATATAGGGAAAGAGAACGCAACACGAGTTGAAGATACCATTCAAAATGGGGTGAAACACATCAAGGTAAATCATCATCCATTGCATCAGATAGTTGAAGACACCATTCAAAATGGGGTGAAACGCACCAGAAGGAACTTCAGGAAGAAACACCAAAGAGTTGAAGACACCATTCAAAATGGGGTGAAACGCACATCTACGGTTGGTCATCTTCATCCGGAACTGGTTGGAGATATTATTCAAAATGGGGTGAAATACACCCGAATGATAGAGGAAGAAGATTCGTTTGAGGTTGAAGATGCCATTCAAAATGGGATAAAATACATCTCCAGTTCTGTTGGAAACTGTAAATATGATGTTGAAGATATCATTCAAAATGGGGTGAAAGAAACCATCCAAAATGGACAAAAGAACAAGTTGAGAGTTAAAGATACCATTCAAAATGGGGTGAAGGAAACTGAATTACATAAAGGGGTTAGACCATTGGCAGTTGAAGATACCATTCAAAATGGGGTGAAACGCACCAATCGTTCAAGTACAGATTGTCCCAAAAGCGTTGAAAATACCATTCAAAATGGGGTGAAGTACGCCTTTCCATTGTCAAAACTGACAGTCACTTCAGTTGAAGATACCATTCAAAATGGGGTTAAAGAGATCGGGGATATTTGTCTACGACGAAGCAGCGTTGTTAAAGACACCATTCAAAATGGAGTTAAACACACCGTTATTGGTGACATCTTTAATGATTGTGCGGTTGAAGATACCATTCAAAATGGGGTGAAACACATCGAGATTGGGTGGGCACAATATAATAAAGTTGAAGATGCTATTAAAAATGGGGTGAAAAACACCAGTCCAAAGATTTTTGAAAATAAGAAGCTTGTTGAAGATACCATTCAAAATGGGGTGAAAAACACCCTGTTTTTGCCTGAATCGATTCAATCAGGAGTTGAAGATACCATTCAAAATGGGGTGAGAAATATTTCCCCAATGACACAATATATTGATTGGCAAGTTGAAGAAATAATCCAAAATGGGGTGAAAAACACCATAGATCTTAAACTTTCACGAGAAAACACTGTTAAAGATACCATTCAAAATGGGGTGAAACACACTGAAGATGGTGATTGGTTAGATGGTGATGAAAGGTTTAATGATATTATCCAAAATGGAGTGAAACACACTTTAGGGACAGAATATATGCAAAAATCAATGGTTAATGATGTTATTGAAAATGGTGTAATTAATTTAAAGAAATAAAAAATGATAAAAAGAGAACACTTACAATTTATTTACAATCGTCTTATTAACATATACGGTGAAAAACCTACCTATGACTACATGATCAGATTAAAAGTCATATTGGATGAAATTGAATTAAAGGAAATTAATGACAACATTAATAGGATGAAAGTTGAAAACAATGAAAGATCTGAAGTAATTGTTAAATGTGTTGACAATTGTACCTGTATGTCTGTTGACAAGTTCAATGATGATACCGATTATTACATAACGTTTTATAAAACTTATGGGAATAAATCTTTGTGGGGTAGAGTTAAGGAAGCTTGGAAAACCATTAGAGGTTTAAACTCAGATTTAAATGAAATTGTTTTAACCAAAGAAGATTATCAAAAATTAAGAAATTTTTAAATATGGTCAAAAAAACTTTTTATCAGATTAATAAATGGTTTGAATTAAATCTTGGTTGGTTTTTTGTGAACGGAATAAAACAAGAAGTTTGGGAAGAATACTTACGTAAAAAATATAAAAATGGAAATAGAAAAATTTGAACAGGCAAAAATAATCAAAGAAAATCTTGATAGATTGGAAAGACAAAAATACAAACTAGAAGGTGCTCTTAAAGGTTGTGGGTTGGGGGTAAAAATTGAGTTTACGAATCCTGGACCGTTTATGGTAAAAGGTGATGTAAGTTTTAATAACAAGGAGATTATCATAGAAATGATATCCAAAGAACTTGAAAGATTGAATAAAGAAATAGAATTGGTAAATAAAGAATTTGAGTTAATATAATTGAAATGGATAAACTACAACAACTATGTAAGTATATCTACGATTCTTCTGTTATGAGTTATAATGGTAAAACCAACCCTAACAAACAGGTTCTTAACATTAAACAATTGATCTTAACTTATATTAAGAATGAAATAACACCATGTGAACTAACGGATCAGGAAAAAATATCTTACATTATTGATAATGAAATGGAAATTACTCTTGCGGTTTCAAAAGGTCATCAAGCCAATAATGGTGATCAATATCAGGAAGCAAGAGTTAAGATTAAAGAATATCGGTTAGAATTAGGTTTAATAAAAAAATAAAAGTATATTTGTAATATGGACAAAGTTAGAATTTATTTAGATGATGTAAGAACGCCAGTGGATCCAAGTTGGATCGTTGTACGTTCTTATGATGAGTTCGTTCAAAAGATCAACTCAATTGGGTTGGAGAATATTGAATTAATATCGTTGGATCACGACTTAGGTGATAGTGCGATGGCGGAATGGCACTACGGTGTTGTGAAAAACTACATAATCAATTACGATAACATCACTGAGAAAACTGGTATGGATTGCACCAAATGGTTGGTTAACCAATGGTTGGATGGTAAACCTGTAGTAGAAGTTGTGATCCACTCTGCAAATGCCGTAGGTAGCGGTAATATGATGGGATACATCAACAATTACAGACACTTGAATAGAATGCCTCAGAATTGTGTGAGAGTTCATATAGAACACACCGTATAAAACAAATGAAGAAGATAAAGATTTATTTGTTTGTCTGTTTGTACTATCTTAATGTGGTAAAACAATCTATATTAAATATATTTTTAAAGAAATGAGTGATTTAGAAAGATTAGAAAATCAATTAGAGGAAATTGAAATGGTTCGTTATAGAATGGAGAATGAAGGTTTCCACTATTGTTTCAAACATTACTCATCATTCAAAGAAGTTCAGGATGAAAAGTTCCACGAACTGAGAAGAAAGTATTTGGAGGTATCTCATGAACTTGATGAATATGTCCATTCAACGATCAACACATTGAGAGATAAAATTGATGGATTGGAAGACATCAATTAAATAAATAAAATAATATGACACTAGGAGAATTTATTAAGAACTTTAGTCATAACAATATCATTAGGTTACATTACAAGGAACCTAGTGGTACTGGACTTGTATTGAGAGATTGGAACGATGTTTCAATGGACCACGAGATTTTAAAAGGTAAGGGTAAAAACCGACATTACATTAACAATGAGGTATTGGGACTAACGGGAATTAATTTCGGACAGGGATATACTCATTATCCTGAAGCAATTAACATAGTAATTGAGAGATTAGAAAACCAACCTATGATTGAGGAAACTCCTGACGAAACTGAATTTAATACCGAAAGTTGTGAATAAATTAGATAAACAATAGAAAAATATGAACAACCTAGATAAATCATACCAATCACTCCTTCAAGACATTCTTGATAACGGAGTAAAAAAAGAAACTAGAAACGGAGGAACATTATCTGTATTCGGTAGACAGATTCGTCATAATATGAAAGATGGATTTCCACTTCTTACAACCAAGAAGATGGCTTGGAAAACTATGGTAACTGAATTACTATGGTTTTTAAGAGGTGATACCAACATCAAATACCTTGTTGATAATGATTGTCATATTTGGGATGGTGATGCTTATAAGAGATATGTTGATAGTGATGAAGTAAGATGGCCAAAGAGTAAAGAAGATTTTATTGAACATATCAAAACAGATGATGAGTTTGCTAGAAAGTGGGGTGATTTAGGTCCTGTGTATGGTAAGCAATGGAGAAGTTGGCATACAGGTTGGGATGTAGTTGAAGATAAGAGTAAAGAGGCAGGTGTAAGAA